GAAACGGAGTTGTTAAATGTTTTTGGTTCTCCCATCGGCTCAGACAGGCAGTACGAGTACTGGATGACCGCATCCGAATTCCTCCAGTATGGTGGCATTCTGAGCGTAGTTAGAACAGATGGCACCAATCTTAACCAGGCGAATGCAGGTGTTGGTATTGCATCTACAACCTCTCTGAAAATCAAGAACTACGACGATTATCAAGAGGAATACAGCACTGCCAATAACTTCACTTACGCAGGTAAATATCCTGGCGAGTGGGGAAACAATCTGAAAGTTTGCTCAATCGATAACGCAGCAGACCAAATCATTGGTGTCAGCACAACAAGTCTTGCTGGAATTGGTGCTACCATCGGATATGGTGTTACCTCAACCCTTTCTAGTGCTGCTATTCCTGGGGCAGGCACAACAACAACATTTAATGGAATGTTGAAAGGTATTATCACTGGATTGTCTACTGATACTACCAACGGAAATAGCACGATTAATGTTAAGATCGTGTCCAGAGTCAATACTGCTGGAACGGAGTTCCCAATTGATTATCAAGAAAATAATCCTGCTCAATCTTTTGAAGCAGCAGACACACTTTCTTTTGTTAATAATTCTGGAACTAATGAATCAACAGCATCTGCTGTATCGGTAGAAGACTGGTATGATAATCAGAGACTTCAATTAGATAATTCCACAATTTTCTGGAAGACTATCGCACCAAAACCTGTTGATGGAAACTATGTTTCTTCAAGAGGTGGTGGTGGTGATTCTATTCATTTCGCAATTGTTGATGATACTGGAGAAGTAACTGGAATTCAAGGAAACTTACTTGAAACCTGGTCATTCCTTTCAAAGGCACTTGATGCTGAGGCAGCAGATGACGCGCCAACTAAGACATATTATAAAAACTATCTGGCATTAAATTCTCAGTGGATTTATGCAGGATACAATCCATCCCAGAAGTATGATACATTCCATGGAACTCTTCCAGTGGCAACTGGTTTCTCGACTGACTTTAGTCCTGTAACAAGAGGTGATGGTCTGTGGGGTCTGAATGCAAGAAACACTCAGTTTTCAGCACTTGGTAATGTAGGTTATACACTGCTTGGGGGTGTTGATTATCAGTCTGGTGGTGGAATGGCATCAACACTGGGAGACCTGACAACTTCATACAACCTGTTCAATAACAAGGATGAAATCGAAGTTGATTATCTGATAATGGGTCCTGGGCTTAGTTCTGAACTGGAGTCTCAAGCAAAGGCAAACCTGCTTATCAGTATTGCTGAGCAAAGAAAGGATTGTATGGCAACCATTTCTCCACACAGAGCAAATGTCGTTAATGTAACTAATACTACCACACAGACCAATAATCTGTTGAAGTATTATGCACCACTGACATCTTCATCTTACTGTGTATTTGATAGTGGATATAAGTACATGTATGATAGATTTAATAATGACTTCGTATATGTTCCTTTGAATGGTGACATTGCTGGTCTGATGGTCAGAACTAGCATCGAATCATTCCCATGGTTCTCACCTGCGGGTCAGCAAAGAGGAAACATCAACAATGGTGTTAAACTTGCTTATAACCCAACCAAAGCACAAAGAGATGTGCTTTATGGAGCAAGAATCAACTCGGTCATCAATCAAAGTGGTCAGGGCATCATCTTGTTCGGTGATAAAACTGCGTTGTCTTACTCATCTGCATTCGACAGAATCAATGTTCGCCGCCTATTCCTGACAGTTGAGCAAGCATTGGAAGCAGCAGCAAATGACCAACTGTTTGAAATTAATGACGAAGATACTAGAGAGAACTTCGTCAACATCGTCGTTCCTTACCTGAGAGATATTCAGGCGAACAGGGGAATTGAAGATTTCACAGTTATTTGTGATGAAACTAATAACACTCCTGATGTGATTGATAACAACGAGTTCCGCGCAGACATCTTCATCTCACCCGCAAGATCCATCAACTATGTCACACTGACGTTTGTTGCTACTAGATCTGGAGTATCGTTTGATGAAGTTGTAGGTACTGTTTGATTTAAGTTAAAAACATCTAAGAGGTTAAACAAATGGCACAAACTAAAACTTTAACACAATTCAAGAATAGATTAGCGGGTGGTGGTGCCCGCCCCAATCTATTTGAAGTGTCTATCCCCTCATTTCCTTCTGCTGTTGGTAGAAGAGTTTGGAGATCTGGCGCTAAAAAAGAAGCTGGACAATTTAAGTTTTTAGCAAAAGCAGCACAGCTGCCCGCTTCAACAATCGCTGAAGTACCAGTTCCCTTCAGAGGTAGAATTCTGAAGGTTGCTGGTGACAGAACCTTTGATACTTGGACAGTCACCATCATTAATGATGAAGACTTCCAACTGAGAACTGCATTTGAGCAGTGGATGAACGTCATGAGTAAACTGGATGATGCTACTGGTGTCACTAAACCTTCTTCTTATATGACTGATGCCTATGTTCAACAGCTAGGTAGAGGTAGAAGAGCAGAAGCAGACAGAAACAGAAGAGGCGGCAGATCATCAGAACTGAGAAATTATAAGTTCTTTGACATCTTCCCAACTGAAGTATCAGCAATTGAACTTTCTTATGATAGCACAGATACCATTGAAGAATTTACAGTAACCTTCCAGGTTCAGTTCTTCACTATTGGCACTGCCTTGAATAGAAATAGAGGTGCTAGAGGTCAGGTACAAATTCGTTGATAAATAACTAGACATTATCTAGTAATCAATTATAATGGCGAGATTATTTGGATTCTCAATTGAAGATAGCGATAAGACCCCGCCAGGCGTAGTATCCCCAGTTCCACCCAATAATCAGGATGGTTCTGAGCACTACGTCTCGACGGGGTTTTATGGTTCATATGTTGATATTGAAGGAAGATATAAGAACGAGAACGATTTAATCAGACGTTATCGCACCATGGCACTTTACCCTGAGTGTGATAGTGCCATTGAAGACATTGTAAATGAAGCAATAGTTTCTGATACTAATGATAGTCCTGTTTCTATTGAACTTTCAAATTTAAAAGCAAGTGATGGAATTAAAAAGAAAGTTAGAGAAGAATTTAGATATATTTTAGAATTGCTTGATTTTGATAAAAAAGCACATGAAATTTTTCGTAACTGGTATATTGATGGAAGATTATATTATAACAAAGTCATTGACCAAAAGAATCCGTCAGAGGGCATTCAAGAATTAAGATATATTGACGCTGCTAAGATGCGTTATGTTCGTCAAATCAAAAAACAAGGAAAAGACAGTCTACAATCCGTAAAAGCAAACTTCAATAAGGATAATCCAGCAACATATGATTTTCCTGAAATTGAAGAATATTTCATGTATACCCCTGGAAGTTCTGGTTCCACCGGTGGATATAGTCCACAAAATCAAGGTGCCAAAGGTGTAAGAATGACCCGGGATTCCGTTACTTATTGTACTTCGGGATTGGTGGATAGAAACAAGGGAACATCATTATCTTGGTTACATAAGGCAATTAAACCACTCAATCAGTTGATGATGATTGAGGATTCACTTGTTATCTATCGTCTGTCAAGAGCACCAGAAAGAAGAATTTTCTATATTGATGTTGGCAACCTTCCCAAGGTAAAAGCAGAGCAGTATCTGCGAGATGTTATGATGCGTTATAGAAATAAACTTGTCTATGATGCTAATACTGGCGAGGTTCGTGATGACAAGAAATTCATGTCCATGATGGAAGACTTCTGGTTACCCAGAAGAGAAGGTGGTAGAGGAACGGAAATCACCACACTTCCCGGTGGTCAGAATCTTGGAGAAATTACTGACATTAACTATTTTCAAAAGAAACTTTATAGGGCACTTAATGTTCCTGAAACAAGAATTCAAGGAGATGGTGGATTTTCTTTAGGTCGTTCTTCAGAAATTCTTAGAGATGAAATTAAGTTCTCCAAGTTTGTTGGAAGACTTAGAAAAAGATTTTCAGCAATGTTTAATGATATGCTGAGAACTCAATTACTTCTTAAGAATATCATCACCCCAGAAGATTGGGAAGTTATGGGAGATCATATTCAATATGATTTCTTGTATGATAACCACTTTGCCGAATTAAAAGAAACTGAACTTGCCACTGAAAGAATCAACCTTGCTCAACTATATGAACCATATATTGGTAAGTACTATTCTAATGATTATGTCAGAAGACAAGTTCTTCGTCAATCTGATGAAGAAATCATAGAGCAGGATGCTTTGATTGAGGCAGAAATAGAAGCAGGAATTATTCCAGATCCCACAGAACCAGAACTTCCCCCTGGTGCCGAACTCGGTGCTCCTGAAGCACCAACCGACCCCATCCAAGCACCTCCGGTTCCTAAAGAACCGGAAGCACCACTAACACCTAAAGGTGGTGAAATCTAAATAAAAGAAAATTGTATCATACAAAATGGAAGAATTAATGGATTTATTAGTTGCTGATGAGTCACCTGCTCAAATCAGCGACAAAATTAAAGATATTCTTTTTGCTAAATCAGCAGAAAATATCACTTCGATCAGACCTCA